ATGCAAAAAGAGGATGCGGATAGCTACCGTGTCAATTCTTGGCGCGTAATGGAGGTATCTTTGGTATCTATTCCGGCAGATGAAAATGTTGGTATTGGACGCTCTAAAGATGTCACCACCGAAACCCAAATTGAAACTATCGAAACTAAGGAGACGGAAATGTCAGAAATCGATATTAATGTTGTTGCAGACGAGGCTCGTTCTGCTCGCAACAAAGAAGTCGCATCAATCATCGAATTGGGCGCAAAACACCAGCGCAGCGAAATGGCTGCCAAAGCTGTTGCCGAAAACAAATCAATCGACGAGTTCCGTGGTGAACTTCTCGAAATCATCGGTGACAAGCCCCTCGAAACTGCCGAAGTCGGCCTGACCAAAAACGAAGTTCGTGAGTTTTCCGTTCTGCGCGCTATCCGTGCAATGGCAAACCCGACTGACCGTCAGGCTCAAGAAGACGCTGCATTTGAGCGTGAAGTATCAGAAGCCGCCCAGCGCGCAACTGGTCGTTCTGCTCGTGGCATCATGCTTCCGACCGAAGTTCTGCGTTCTTGGGCGCAGCGCGACATCAACACCACTGACGACGCTGGCTTGATTGCCGAAGACTTCCGTGGCGGTGATTTCGTTGACGTTCTGCGTAACGCTTCAAGCGTTATGGCTGCTGGCGCAACCGTTCTGAACGGTCTGCAAGGTAGCGTTGCAATCCCGAAAAAATCAGCCGCTTCGTCTGCTGGTTGGATTGCCACCGAAGGTGCTGCCTCTGCTGAGAGCGAACCGACATTCGGTCAAATCACAATGTCCCCTCGCGTGGTTGGCGCACATACGCAAATCACTCGCCTGATGATGCAACAGTCATCTTTGGACATTGAGAACCTCATCCGTAACGACCTTGCTCAAGGCATCGCCCTGTCAATCGACGCTGGCGCGCTTCAAGGCTCTGGTTCTTCGGGTCAGCCTACAGGCATCAAAAACACTTCGGGCATTAACAACCCGACTGATTTTGCTGCTGCCAACCCGACCTTCGCAGAAGTTGTTGCAATGGAAACTGCCGTTGCTGAAGACAACGCTCTGTTGGGCAACTTGGCCTACATCCTGCCAGCCTCCATGTATGGTGCGCTGAAAACGACTGCGAAAGACGCTGGTTCAGGCCAGTTCGTAGTCGGCCCGGACGGTCAAATCAACGGCTACAACGCTGTTGTGTCTAACCAAGTCACTGCTGGTGATTTGTATTTCGGTAATTTTGCCGATTGCTTGATTGGTCTTTACGGTGGATTAGACATCATCGCAGACCCATACAGCAACAGCACAAGCGGCACGGTAACTGTTACCGCGTTGCAAACTGTTGACGTTGCTGTTCGTCATGCTGTCAGCTTTGCTGTCAACAACGACGGTGCGTAAGCATTAGAGTGATGGAGAGGGGCTTCGGCCTCTCTCCTGACCTTTCTTATTAAGGGTGGAAATTATGTATTATCTTATTCTCAAGAACACAGTTGTAGCTGGTCAGCGCGTTAAAGCGGGTGACGTTATTGAAATCGCAGCAGACGAAGCGGCTTCACTGTTGGCAATGGGTCGCGTTGAGCAAACTGATGCTCCCAAACCCAAGCAAGTTAAATCAACCAAGAAAGCAACCAACCGGGCTGTGACCGACTTTGACACCCCCGAAGCGGAGTAAGCTATGAAGGTCAAGATTTTGAAGGACTGTTCTGTGTCGTCCGTGGGAGACATGAAGGCTGGCGAAGAAGGTCAGGTTGAAGACCGTTTGGCGAGAAAGCTTGTCGCGCGTGGTTTTGCAGAAGAAGCCACAGACGATAAGCCTGTTGCGGAGAAGAAACGTGCGACCAGCACAGCCGTCAAGAAAAAAGAAGAAGTAGAGAGTAAAGACTAATGGCTGTCGAAACCGCCACAGAACTTGAGGTATTCTTTAGCGCAGATGATTTCGGCGTGACGGCTACTTATACCCCTCTCGGCGGCTCTGCTTCAAATGTAAAGGGTATCTTTGACAATGAATTTTTTGAAGCTGCTGTCGGTGAAGTTGGTGTGGCTATTCAGCAGCCGCGTTTTGTGTGCCGCTCGTCGGATATTTCTACGGCTGTTGAGGGCGATGCCCTTACCGTTAATTCTGTTGCTTATACTATACGAGTTGTCCAGCCCGACGGGACTGGTGTTACAACGCTAGTTCTTGAGGAAGACTAATGGCACACGTTAGAAAAAACATACGAGATAACGTCGCCACAACCCTTACAGGGCTGACCACTACGGGTTCAAATGTATTCAAGACGCGCTTGTTCCCGCTGGGCGAGGCGAAGCTTCCCGCGCTTTGCATATATACAAAAACAGAGAATATTACTTACCCGACTATTTCTCCCCCGCGCACTCAGGTTCGAGAACTTGAAGTAATAGTGGAAGCATATATAAAGGGAACGGACGCGGTTGATGACACGCTTGATGTGATTGCCGTTGAGGTTGAGGAAGCTATTTACACCGATTTGACCCGTGGTGGTTTCGCCAAAGACACTCAGGTCACAGATTTTGAGGCAGACTATACTGCCGACGGTGAACAATCTGTTGGCATGGGGCGATTTACCATTGCAATCACTTATGCTACAGTTGAAAACGATATTGAGACTGCCGCTTAATATCTTACTTTGTTTGCAAACTTGGAGATTAGAAAATGGCAACACATACTGGTTCTGAAGGAACTGTTAAAATCACGCCGAGCGGCGGTTCAGCAACCGCAGTCGGTGAAGTCCGCAGCTATACGATTGAATCGTCAGCCGAGGTTATTGAAGACACCACAATGGGCAATGGAGACCGCACTTACAAAGCCGGGCTAAAAACCTTCACCGGCTCTCTTGAGGTTTTCTTTGACGAAACCGATACAGCGCAGCCTGAGATATACGCCGGCGCAGAAATTACCTTTGCGGTGTTCCCAGAAGGCGACACAAGCGGCGACACCTATTACACTGGTTCAGCTATTGTAACGGGTCGCACAATCACTGCCAGCTTTGACGGCATGGTAGAGATGGCTCTGACGGTTCAAGGCACAGGCGCACTGACCGAAACAACCGTATAATCTAACAGACAGGGGGTGGCACTATGTCTGCATTTGGCGAGCGCATCAGCGCAAAAAGCAATCAAAACACCGTGCGTGTTGAGGTTGAGGCATGGGGTGACGAAAACGAGCCGATGGTTCTTTTCGCCACCCCGCTAAATGCTGGCGAGTTTTCTCGCTTGCAAAAAAAGCATCCAAACTTCTTAAACAATATGACCATTGAAGGTCTGGTTGACTTAATCATTATGAAGGCTCTCGACGAAGACGGAGAGAAGGCTTTTGATGTTGGTGACAAGCCAGTTCTTATGCGTCAATCAGTGACCATCGTCAGCGAAGTTGCAGGGCAGCTTATGGGCGAGATGAATGATGTTGAAGAAGTAAAAAAGATTTAAGCGATGACCCTGACCGATTTGTGGTCATCGCATTAGCTGACAGGCTTGGTAAGACCATTGGCGAAATCGAGGATATGCCCTATACTGAACTCGTTGAGTGGGTAGCATACTTGGAAGTCTTAGCAGATGGCGGCAGAAAATCTTAATATTGTAATCAGGGCGTTTAATAAAACGCAGGGTGTTTTTAACGCTGTTGGTCGCGGCCTTAACGGTGTCAAGAAAAGGGTCTTGAATGTTAAGACCGCTGTGGCTGGTCTTGCCGGGGCTGCTGGTTTTGGGCTTTTCATCAAAAGCACCATTGAAACAAATAGAAAATTCCAATCGCTAGAGGCTAGTCTTCAAACTTTCTTGGGAAGCAGTAAAAAGGCCGCTAGTGCTTTCAGCGTCTTACAAGAGTTTGCTGCCAAAACGCCGTTCAGTTTGCAAGAGATAGTTGGAGCCTTTAACTGTCTTATTTCAGTCGGATTAAACCCATCCATCGCTGCACTAGAGGCTTTCGGTAACATTGCCAGTGGCACGGGCAAAACGCTTGAGCAATTTGTCGAGGCGGCAGCCGACGCAGCCGTTGGTGAATTTGAGCGTCTAAAAGAATTTGGTATTAAGGCGCGCTCAGAGGGCAGCAAGGTCATTTTCACCTTTAAGGGTGTCGAGACAGAGATAGCAAAAGATGCTGAGAGCATCGAGGGCTACTTACGCACCCTCGGAAAAACTGAGTTCTCTGGTGCTATCGCAAGACAAGCGGACACGCTCAACGGGGCGTTCTCCAATCTTGGAGATGCGTTTGATGCGTTCCAAGTTCTGGTGGGCAAGGCTGGCTTAAATAAAGCCATCAACGATTTTGCCGTTGCATTGGGCAATCTAGTTAGAAACAGCCCCGATTTTGCAGAAGCCATAGGCAAGACGCTTGGAGATGCTGTAACGAAACTGACAGGAGTTTTAGAACTGGGTGAGGGCGGTGTTAAGCAGTTTGCCTTAACGATAGCGGCTGAGTTCCTTAACGCAGCCTTTACGGCTGTTCAAGCCCTAGACCAACTCGCCGCCGCAGCGGCCAAGATTCCCGGTGTCGGAAAAATTGACTTCAGCAAATCCTTGTTTGGCTTGGCCGAAATGATTGAAAAGTTCCGCGCAGCCGCAGCGGCGGCTGGTAGCGATAAGGGTGGTCTGACCAAGAGCGTTGGCGAACTTGACGCTGCCCTGCAAAACGCAACTGGCAGCGGCAAGGACGCGGGGGAAACAATCAGAGAGATGCTTGGGTTCTCAAAGGCACAGGCAGAGGACACCGCCAGCGTTATAGGCGACAGCTTTGGCGAAGCCTTTATGAAACTATCTGAGGGTGCGATGAGCGCGAAAGATGCGTTCAAGCAAATGGCGCGTGACATCATAAAAAGGTTATACGAAATTCTGGTTGTCGAGCAGCTGGTTTCGTCGATAACAGGCGCGGTAACAAAAGGATTTAGCACTAAAGCCCCGGCAAAGGGGCTGACCGGAGATGCTATTGGCGGCTCGGTTCAGCGCGGCGTTCCCTATATGGTTGGTGAAAGAGGAAAAGAGGTATTCGTTCCTCACTCGGCGGGTTCTATCGTGCCGAACAACCAATTAGGCGGCGATGGCGGCACAACAGTCGTGCAGAACATCAATATTTCCACTGGGGTATCTCAGACGGTTCGTGCTGAGATTGCTCAACTTATGCCGCAAATCGCCAACTCAGCCAAAGCTGCCGTGCTGGATGCGAAGCAGCGTGGCGGCACATTTAGCAAGGCATTCTAATGGCATATTCTTATCCACTAACACTGCCGACAGTCACTGGCATCCGCTCCATCAATCTGCGAGCGCGTAATGTTGTTGGCATATCTCAATCGCCATTCACGCTAAAGCAGCAGGTTATTTCCCACTCAGGTCAGCAATGGGAAGCAGAGATTGCATTGCCGCCAATGACCCGCGCCGAAGGTGAGGAATGGGTATCGTTTCTGGTTAAGCTAAAGGGTCAGCAAGGCACGTTCTTACTGGGCGACCCATCAGGTGCAACGCCACGCGGCAGCGCAGCCTCTACACCCGGCACACCGCTAGTAAACGGCGCAGACCAAACAGGTGGCAGTCTGACCATTGATGGCGCGCCAGCTAGTGCGTCTGGCTACCTAAAAGCTGGCGACTATATCCAGCTTGGCACATCATCGTCAGCAACGCTGCATAAGGTGTTGAACGATGTAACCACTAGCGCATCTGGTGAAGCTAACATCGACATCTATCCATCTATCCGCACAGCACCAGCCGATAATGCGGCGGTTACAGTTAGCAATGCAAAGGGCATATTCCGTCTTGCGACCAACGAAACAAACTGGTCAATCAATGAGGTAACGCATTTCGGCATTACCTTTGCCGCAGTTGAGGCCATAACGTGAGCCGCGATTTACCAACAGCACTTGCCACAGAATTACTGGCGGCAGAGATTACGCCGTTTTTTGCTGTGGAGTTATTCTTCCAGACATCGACATTGCGTTTTTGGTCTGGCTTGGGTGAGCAGAATATTGATGGTGATACCTATGTTGGCAGCGGCAATATGCTTGCCATCTCGACTATTGACGAAACATCTGAAGTTGCAGCCAAAGGCGCGACACTTACACTGTCTGGCATACCTAGCGAACTTATTAGCCTTGCACTGTCTGAGCCGTATCAGGGTCGCAAGTGCAAGATTTACTTTGGAGCGTTGGACGCAAGGGGCGAGTTTCTGTTGCAGGAAAATGGTTCGTTCTTGTTGAACGAAAATGGCTCTGCGTTCAGTATTGCTACAGATACAGAAAGCGTAATGGCTGAGATATTTACTGGCTACATAGACCAAATGAACATTGACGAGGGGCCGGAGACTGCGACCATCGCTGTCGGTGTTGAAAGCCGATTGATTGACTTGCAGCGTCCGCGTGTGCGCCGCTATACACACGAAAGCCAAAAGTCGCGCTTTCCAAATGATTTGGGCTTCCAGTTTGTCAACGACTTGCAGGACAAGAAGTTTGCTTGGGGGCGGTGATGCGCCTAGCAGAATGGTCACATAACTTAAACGATTTGATTGACAGTCTGCGCGACAAGCCGTTTGCGTGGGGTGAGAATGATTGCCTTAACTTTGCTAATCGAGCGCATCTGGCTATGACCGGAAAGCCACTAGCATCGGATTGGTCGGGTAATTATAAGACGGCCTTTGGTGCAAAGCGGCATTATCTCAAGCTGCTGAAGACGCAAGGCTTTGCCAACATTGAGCAAGCCTTAGATAAAAGGCTGACACGAATACACGTTAAGCTGCCGCCGCGTGGTTCGTTAGTCGGACGCCCGGCAGATAACCAAGTTACACAGATTGCGCTTGGTGTTTGCATTGGTGACAAGGTAGCGTTTATTTCTGACGAAGGTGTGGTATTCTTACCGACACAGGCTGACGATATTTTCTGGGCGATTTGATATGTGGCACGTTTTACTTTTTT